TGTGGCCCAGGTGGCAGGTCTTTTTGGTGTGCGCACCGGCGAGGGCTACTACCTGACCAACACCAACGCCTCCTATATCTACGCCGCCTTCGGTGACACTCCGGAATCCATCAAGGAAACCACGGATCTGGATTCTCTTTATGATCTGTGGACCGGCTACACCGAGGATGTGGACGGCTATGCCATCCATCTGAAGGAACTGGACCGGAGCGATGCCATCGCCGCCGGGCATCCCGAGGACAAGGTAGACGCTTTCATGCGTTACACCCGCCGCCAGAATCTGATGTCCATCAAGCAGACCCGGGCAAACGTATACACCCAGTACTGCCTCTACAGCGGTGTGGGCACCTACGGCGATGATGCCACCATGATCTACGACGCTGTCACAGACCCCTTCGGCACGTTGGCCGATGCCTGGGTAGAGCAGCAGGACAACCAGGATCTGAGCAACCTGTGGGATCTGGTCAACTTCGTGACCGATCCCGGCGGCGCTATTGTTGACGAGATGGTGGATCAGGCCATCGATCAAAGCTCCGAAATGGCGAAAGAACTGGAAGGCACCCTGAAAAAGCTGGATGCCATGATCGCCCAATACAGCTAGACAAAAAAACGCTGCGGCCCGGTTTTCCGAGCCGCAGCACTTTTTATCAGAGCAATTCTTTGAGCCTTGCCATAGCAAAAGCAACACAGGCCTGCCGGACCTGATTGCGTCCCTCCGGGGGAAAATGGCACGTATCGGCATAGACCGCGCCGTCCACATAAAACCCGAAGCACACCGTACCCACCGGGGTCTCCTCCGTACCGCCGGTCGGCCCGGCGATCCCCGACACGCCCACAGCCACCTGGGCATCCATCACCCGGGCAGCGCCCCGGGCCATCTCAACAGCCACCTGAGAGCTGACCACGCCATAGGTTTCGATGGTCTGCTTCGCCACATCCACCAGGGACGTCTTTGCTTCGTCAGCATAGGTCACGAAAGCACCGTCGAACACCTTGGATGCATCCGCCACGTCCACCAGCGCGCCGGCAAGCAGGCCGCCGGTGCAGCTTTCGGCAAAGGTGATCCGCCAATGCTTTTCCTTCAGCGCATCCACCACATACTGTGCGTCGTTCATCGTATCTCCCTCAACTTTCAAAAACCCGGACGGAACACTCCGTCCGGGTCTTTTCATCACTTTTTCATCTTCAGCTTTTCAACCTCTTCCTCCAGCTCCGCGCCGTAACGGACGATGATGGAGCCCAGGAACAGCACCACACCCAGCACAAGGCCAACATAATTGGTCAGCTTATCTTCAGGCACAGGATAGAAGAACCAATCGATCACATAGCTGCCCAGCAGCGCTACGCCCTGACCTACCATCTGCACGATGGCAAGCCGCTTGACCTGATCCGCACCGGGGAAAGTAAAGGGTGTCCCCACGTTCAGCGCGTCCTTAAAATAGCGCATGGCCAGGAACATCACCGTAATATTGCTGGCATCAAACAGCAGCTGGGACAAGCTGCTTCCCAGATCTTTTCCAAAGGTCTCCGATTCCTGAGAAATGGGGAACGCCAGCATGGAGATCACGCCAAGCAGCGTCAGGGCTGTGGTGATACACATAATGATCAGCACGATCATAACCGCCATTCTGCCCAGTTCGTAGGCACCGTGGACATCGAAAAGTCGTTTCATTGGGAAATCCTCCAGGTTTTTTTGCCATTATACTCTTTTTTCTCCCGTTCGTCAACAGCGTGTGGAAAAGGTTGACAAAAAAGTTACAATTCAGCTCTGCTTCCCGGTCTGTGTGCCGAAGTAGAAGGCGATCACCGTGGATACCACGATCATCACATTGTCCGCGGTAATACTGCCGCTGAGCGCCAGTACGGTAAACACGCTCATCACCGCCAGGGTAACGATGGTCTTGACCTTAAGCAGGTTGGCTAAATTCTCAATCATTCGACTCATTTTCTTCCTTTCAACTCCTTGATCTCATGCTGGCATTCCAGCATCTGACCTTCCAATCTGTAGGTACGCTCGATGATATTGTTGTGCTTGTTCACCTTCTCCTCCAGCTGTTGGAGCCGGTACCGGGTCAGCTTTGACGCCGCCACAACGCCCAGAAATGAGCCAGCCAACGTGCCCGCCAAGCCCAGCAAAGCCACAACGATCTCACTTGTCATTGGTACACCCCCTCTAAGTCTATTCTGTCAGGAAAGCCTCCGGAAATCCTGCGGCGCGCACACGGGCAAGATAGGCTTCCGCATTGCCCTTGTCCCGGAAGGCGCCCACCTGCACCCGGTAGATCCGATCCTGCACCGGCCGCTTCTCCAGTTCTCCCAGTTGCGCCAGCACTTTTACGATCGCCCCGGCGCACTGATCCGCAAATTCCTCCGTAACGATGATGGGCGCGTCCACCCGGCTGTCCATGAAGCCCAACTCCAGCAGCACCGCGGCCATGGCCGTCTCCCGGACTTCATGCAGATCCATCTGTGTCAGGGGCTGGGAGCGGTTTCCCTTAAGTCCGGTGGCTTCGACCAGAGCATCATACAACGCCCCCTGCCACCGGCGGGCGGCTTCTCCCGCCGCTGGATGGACGATGGCCACGATCCCACCGCCGTCGGCGCCGTTGATCCCGGCATTGTGATGGATGCTGAGATAAAGATCCGCGGCAAAGGCATTGGCAGCATCTGTGCGCGCTTCCAAAGAGACATCGGTCTTTCCCGTAGGATCATCGATGCGCAGCAGTTCATAGCCGGTGTATTCCTTCAAAAGCGCCGTCACCTTTTCCGCGATCCGGGCGTTGAGCGTCCACTCCCGGATATTCCCCAATCCCAGATAAGAAGGGATCCCCTTGGGATTTGCCAGATAATGGCCGGCGTTTAACGCAATTTTGAACATGACGGTTTCCCCCTCACTTCATATTTTTTGTTCCTTCGCCACATGGCGAAAATCACAATCAAACCCACAATGTTTTCCACAATAAGCGTGATTGCCACGCCTTGCAGTATGTAAGTAATCATCGGTTGCTCCTTTGCTTCCTGTTCCTCTGCAACAACTTCCACGGATATAATACTTTCCGTTTCTGCGCCTGTTTCACTTTGGTGAATTGCCTGCACGCCAGCGGCAGCTTCACCGAAAGAAAATGTATTTCGTGCCGTTCCATCCTTGCAAGGGACTGGGCTTTCCTCACCACCGAAAAAAGCCCATCCCTCTTTGGGTGTAAAACGTTCTACAGGCGTTTCTATCGTGCTGAAAGCTGCCACAAATGCGGAAAGAATCAACAAGGAGATTATGAGGTCTTTCATGCCTTGCGAACTATCTTTATCGTAAGGGTTCTTTCTGTTGCGGTCGTTTGGACCTCGAGAGAACTTGATGAATAATTTCTTACCGCAAAATCCTGCGTGAAATCAGATTTTCTTGTGGAATATCCAGTAGAACTACCTATGCGAACACTTGACACCGGACCAACGCCACTTGTTGCTTGTACCCACGGATTGCCCAACCAAATATCGGTCGACCACGATGAAGCAAACTGTTTTGCATACATGGTTGCGACTTCTTCGTATGTAACGCCGTCAATCGTTACATGATAAGTTTCGCCCTCGATCAGCGTCTCCGCACAGTCTGCGATTGTTTTCTTACCATAGCCGCCATAATAACCTTCCGCCGTTGTAATAGTTGTTTCAGGAACGACTACAAAGCTATCAGTCCACGACGCTGTATAACTTGCGTTTCCTGTTACCGCAGCAAGCGTGGGAGACCATTCGACGAAGATATATCCTTCTTTCGCTGGCACGTAATCCGGCACGCTGCCATAAGCCACCTGTTGCGTGGTCAGCACAGTTGTTCCGTCGCTATCGTAATACGTGATGGTGTACGTTCTCGCAGTTGCCGTATAGATCGCATAAACAGTCTTATCCGCGGTGATATTTTGCAAAATGGTTGCGTCGACTGCTCCACCATCGGAAGCGCCCCACCCGTTATATGTGTAATCATACTGGGCCGTGCTTTCCTTTGTGGGTGTTTCGATCAGTCCTTTGGTCAGCACGTCGGCACAGTTGTCCCCATCCGCCACATGGCGCACCCACAGCACCGTGTCGCCGTTCATAAAGGTCACGGCATGAACATCCGACGGCAGTGCGTCACCGCCACCGGTGATGCTGCCGATCTGCGCTTCCATATCCCCCGACTTGATGAGACCTGTTTTGCCTGTCTTTAAGCGGATCGCATTGCAGGCTGCTTTGTAGTCCTCTTTGGGCATGATCACATACTCGCTCATAAGCCCACCTCCGACACATCCTGCAAAGCAACCGCCGCCCAGGTGCTATTGACCACTCGCAAAAACTTTCCGTTGTCCTCGGCGGTTACACTGGGCAACCCATTTTCAACTTCTTGGTAGATCGCAACCGTATGGGTCGCGTCTGACAGCAGCGTCATGCATCCCACATAATCTGTACTGGGTACATAACCAAACAGGAAAGGAACGCCGGTATCTTCGCCGCCCAAGAAGACCTGGTTGCCGATACCGATCGCACCGGGTGCGAAGCTGTCTGCCGTAAAGGCGGTCAATTCAAATTCTTCGCCGTCAAAGGCGGCAATATAGGTTTGCCCGGCTGTCAGCGTAAAGGGCGCCGGAGAAAGCTGCCAGGCGTATGCTCCGTCCACATAGGCAAAATCGCCTGTGATCTCTTCCATGACCACCGTTCTTTTGCTTTCTCTGATCCGCGCATCCACATAATCCTTGGTGGCGGCGTCCTTGCCGTCCACAGGGGCAGCGATGTTGTACAGCCGCACAGGATCATCGCTTTGAGAGCCAAAGAAAGACAGTACAGGAGTAGCATCGTCCGGGCTTTCGTTGACCAGATTGATGTATTCCCCGCTGGACTCCCTTCCCAGGGAAACGCCGCTGTGAACCACCAGCTCGCCGGTGACTGTGCCGCCGGCTGTGGGCAGGTATGCTCCGGCGATCGTTTCCCGGATCTCCTCTTTGACCTGGTTCATTTCCGCTTCTGAAACAGTGGCTACCAGATCATAGCTCTGTCCGTTGATGGTGATCGTTTTTATTTCTGCCATAGATATCTCCTTCCGTAATCCATTCTCTAAAGATCCGCGCTCAGCTCAATGGCGGCTTCCTGCATCAGCGTCAGTACACCGGGGGTGTTGTTCACCGGGCATAACGCCTCCGGAAACTCCAGATAAAAGCTGGCGTTGCCGCCCACCGCCGTCAGTCCACTCAGATCGCCCCCCGCACCGGTGGTAAAACCGGCAGCGGCGGCGTAGCCGCTGACTGTGCGGATCACGCCCAACCCCCGGGCTGTGACCTGAGGAACGCCGCCCATCGGCCCGGGCAAGGGAAAATACATCCGGGTGGCGCCGTTGGTGATCATGCCGCAGAGCGTACCGAAGGCGCTGCCCGCCTGTGCGTCACAGCGGATAAAGTACCGCCGGCACTGGCTCAGCTCCGCCCCATACCCCTTCGGCAGGTAAGGTGGCAAAGCCTCCGCCGGGAAGCTGCCCACGTATACTGCCGCCCATTGGAGGGTGAAGCCGTCGGATACGCCGCTTTGCCGCTGGATCAGCACCGCCGGAGCATACGCCCCGCCGTCTCCCAGATCGGTCAGGAGGATCTCCATGCCTCCGGTTTCCCCCCTTGCCAGCACTGTATAGCTCTGCGCCGGGGCGTCCGGGAGTGTCGCCGTGCAGCAGATCACCTGGGAATCGACGCATACTGCGGCGGTAAGGGTCTTCCCATAGAGGCGGCTGCCCTGGGACAGTTTCTGACAGATCCCCGCCTGGACCCCAGCCTCCCCGGAGAAATACATCCCCTCCGGTGTCTGGGTATAACGGATCCCGCTGTCCTGGGCGATCCAGCGGTCCAGACAGTACGCCCCTGCCGTGGTCACCCCCAGACGGCGCTGATCCACCGCCTGGGTGAAGTCGCTGTTATCCAGCAGATTCTCCCGGACAGGCAGATCCCGGATACCGCCGGGAAATGCCGCAGGCACATTCACCCGGAAGTAGTCCCTTCCCCAGTCAAACACCGGAATACCCTGGCCGATGGTCACCTGCCGGGTAATGGTGGAGATCGCATCCCGGACCACCACCTGGAAGGTGTGGGACTGGGTATAATCCAGCCCGCTGAGGGATGCCTGGGCGCTGTAGCGGCTGCCGGAGACGATCGCCTCCATAGGGATCTCCACGCCGTCCGCCCCCACGTACGCCACCGACAGCGTGTTTTCCGCCGCCCCGAAGCTGCCGGAGTAGAAATTACCGCTGACCCGGAGCTGTGCGTTGCCGCTGGTGGGGTCTGTGCGGGAGCCGACTGCGTTATTGGTCAGCCGAATATAGGGGATCAGCGTCTTTGCCCCGACACGCAGCTGGGTCTCAAAGCCGCGGCTGTCCTTCGCCCAGAAGGTAAAGCTCCCGGTCTCCACGCCGTCGAGCTGTAATGTATCCCCCGACACTATATGCCCGGCGATCTTCTTTTGTGTCACGGACGCCCCGTTTCTTCCCCGGGCAGTCATGGTGCAAAGGGCCGAAGAGCAGTACTGGATCAGCGCCCGTTCGTCTCCGGTCAGCGCCTTTGTGACCTCGTTGACATCCACCACCGTACCGGAGATCTCCGGAGCGCAGAGGGCCGGATCCGCGTTGACGGTCAACGTGCAGCTCTTGGGCTGCCCCACCAGGCGCTCACCGGCATAGGTGCGGCAGGTCAGGGTGCAGATCCCGGAGGGGCTTTCGGGGATCTGGTCGTAAAAGGCTTCCGGGATTTGGAAACCGATGCTGTTTGCGGCGAAGATCTCCTCATTCTCCACAGGAACGCCGGTTTCGCTGAGGTATCCCCGGAGGGCGCCAAAGCTGTAGGCCACGCTGTGGCGCAGCTGGGCAGTGCTGCCGGCGAGCATCACCGCGCTGGTGCCGCCGATACTGGCATCCGTTGCCCGGATGGTATGCTCCCGGTCGATCCGGGTGAGGGTCATCGTCTCCCCGGTAATACTCACCGAGCCGGGGGTGTAGGACGCTTTTTCCTGCTCGATGGAAAATTCCACCGACATTTCCAGCGTTCCGTCTTCGTTATGGGCAACGGTGCAGCTGCCGCTGAGGATCACCAGCGTCTCGTACCGCCCGATGGACAGCTGATGCTCGTAATCAAAGGGCTGGCTTGCTACCAACGTCCCGTTGAGCCGGATCTGGGCGCCGGTGCGGTACTGGCTGAAGCGGGTGTAGCCCGAGCGCAGCTGCAGAACATAGTCGATGGCCGACGTATTCTCCGCTACGCTGACGGCGGTTTCCGTCAGGATCAGATCCAGGGCGTAGCCGCTCAAAGCCGGAGTGTCCGGCGCGCCAACTGTAAAAGTTTTTGTCTGTAAAGCCATATTTCCTCCTCTATAACCAGAAGCAGCCGGTGCCGCTGCCGTAATCCTCAAACCGGGCATGGCCGCCCACCACAAGGTAGTTGCGCACCGTCACGTCCACAGCCTCCACCCCCTGGTTATTGGCCTGGAGGATCACTTCCTCGTCCCGCTTGACATACATGCCGGTGTTGTCCAGCAGGTTTTCGATCTCCTGCCCCTCCTTGCGGATCCGCAGGCCGTCAGCGTCGAAGGTATAGCCGGTCTGCGTGACCACCTTCTGGGCGCCGTTTTCCTCCACCGTCCGCAGATGCAGGCGCACTTCCTCCCCGCTCTGCTCCAGCCTGGAGATCTTCTCAGTAAGATTCCCCATGGTGGTACTCTGGCTTCGGACCGTGCCGTCGATGCCTTCCACGGAGAGCTTCAGTGCCGCGAGGTTTCCCGCCGCGTCCGCGTTTTCCACGCGCAGGCCAGATACATCCATCTGCAGATTCAGCACCTTTCCGGACAGGGCTTGCCAGGACTGGTTATTCACCGCTGTGGTGCTGTCCCGCCGTGGGCTTCCGGTACAGGAGAGGGTCGCCTTCTGCCCCGACCGGACCTTCTGCATCACCAGCATTGTGAATGCCTTGCCGTTACGGTCGGTGATCTGCAGAATATCTCCCGGACAGATGGGCGCATCCGCGCAGACCGTTACGCTGCAGGGAGTATAAGTAAAACCGGACAGCTGATCGCAGATGGTCTGTGCCACGCCCAGCAGGTCTGCCGCCGTGCTGGCTGTGAGCAGCGGGTTTCCGGAGATGATGCAGGTGTTTTTCTCTCCGGCTTCTTCCGGGTACACCGTACCCAGATCCTCCGTGCTTTTGCAGATCCGTACCCGCTCCACAGGCGCCACGGTGTAATCTTCAAAGCGCAGGGTGTTCTGGAAGTAGTACAGCTGGGTCTGTCCCGGCAGGGCTGTCAGCAAAAGATCCCCCTGGTCATCCACCCGGGCCTCCAGCAGCTGACAGGTGATGCTGACGCCTCCCGCACCGTCGTCGTCTACCTTCAGCGCATCGGATGTGATGGAAATGCCGCAGAGCGCGCCGTCATACGAAAGTGTGACGGCCTCCCCCGCCGCCTTTCCCTCCGGGCCGACGCTGCAATCCACCGCCGGTGTGTACCAGGCGAATTCCAGCTCTCCTTCCGGGGTAGCCCGGCAAAATCGGCCTGCCGCCTCACCGATCCAGCGGATCAGCTGACGGCCGGTGATCCCCTCGGCGGTGAATATTTGCACCGGGTAAGTTCCGTTGGGGATGTCCGTATTGCGCAGTGTCAGGCCACATTCCGCGCACACCATGTTGGCAAAGGTAAACAGCGGATATGGCCAGGCATTCAGCCCGGCGAGCCACCGGGACAGATCCCTGTCCAGCAGGATCATCCGGTCGTACGCGGTGAGCGCCATGGTGTTGGCGGTGGGCCGGGTGGGCTTTTCTGTGATGAACACGCCCACATCGCTCCGCGCGCCGTCGGTCTCCCGGTAAACGTGGATCTCATCTCCGGCCTGCAGCGGCAGCTGTCCGCCGGGGGTAAACAGCTTCAGCTCCAGTAAATTGGCACAGGCGGAGCCGAGGGTCAGCTCCTCCCCGGCGTTGACGCTCTGGGTGAGGGTCAGACTGCGGATCGCCGGCTGGTCCTGAGTGCCGGAGGTGATCTGTGTGCCGTCAGGAAGGACTATGATCGTCTTTTCCATTTCACCGCCTCCTAGCATTGGATGACCGTGAAGCCGTAATTGCTCCACAGCCCGGTGCGGGCATTCTTCCAGCTGATTGCGTACTTACTGCGATAGCAGGTGGACACCTCGGGGGTATCCGTCAGCAGCCGCCCTGGGTGGGTGAACTGAAAGGTAGGCGCTGCCGGGAACAGCTGCTCCATGTACTGGCGCTCCTCTTCTGTCAGATGGCTGTAGGAAAAGGTCCAGGAGCCAACCTTGTAACGCACAGGGAATCGGTGCATGATGCCGCTTTCGTCCCGGCCTGCCTCCGCTGTGTCCAGGTCCTCATAGCTGATGCCCACATCCGCATCCGGGGCAAGCATGGGAACGCCGTTGATTTTGAATTTTTCTGTTGTTGGGCGCATAGTTAACCTCCTTTGACCACGGCCATCCGGCTTTGATGGCGCTCTACCGCGTGGGCGATCACATCATCGCCGATCCGGATGCCCAGGATCGCCTCCAGAATTTCCCGCAGCACCCCCACCATAGCCTCCTGCCCTGCCAGATTGCCGGCAGCATAGTCCTGCATGACCGCAGCCACCGCCTCCTGGATGGTTGCCAGAGGTGCTTCCACGTTGGTGCCGTGGTGCTGATCGCCCACCACCGCCATAAAGGGCTGATTGGCCGGCAGCACCGCACCCCGGGCCAGATGGGGAATGGTGGGTACTGGCACACCCACCTTCTGCACCCCGCCACCGCCCAGGGTATTCAGAGCGCGGGCCAGGGTGTTGTGGGCTGTGACGATGCTCCGGAGCATGGCGTTATAATCATCGATGGTGTTGTTCATCTGCTGGCGCAATGAGACACGGGCGCGGGCCAAGGCACTCACCATCGCGTCTCCCACAGACTTCCAGGCAGCCGCCCAGGCGGGGATAAAGTCGCTTTTGATGGCGTCATTCATCGTTTGCAATCCCTGTTCCAACGCCTGCAGTCCCCGATAAAGGCCGGTCTGCATGGCGCTGACCGTCTGCTGGGAGAAGATCCCCTGAAGCTTGCTTTCCAGGGGGATGATGGCAGCCATCAGCCCCACGCAGGCAGGAATGCCCTGAACTGCCACCGCGTTCCAGGCGTTGTTCGCCCCCACCGCCAGCTGGGCAAAGGTAGCATTCACCGAGATCAACCGGCTTACCAGCGCCAGCATCGATCCATCCAGCCGGGCATTTCCTGCCTCCACCGCAACGCAGGACTGGCGCCACCGGTCCGTTGCCGCCGTAAGCATCTCCTGGGAGGCGCACAGCGCTCTGCGGGCGGTACTGTTTTGATTCCAGGCGGCAGTATTGGCATCTACCCGGAAGGTCAGGCTGTCCAGCGACAGCTTGGTGTCCTCTGCCAGGCCCAGCAGCTCCCGCACGGAGGCGCAGCAACGGTCCACCGCCGCATTGACCGTGGAGAGCATCACGGACACCTTCTGATAGTTGTAGTCACTAAGCAGCTCCAGAAGCTCCTGCTTGCTGCTTTTGTTGGAACTGCTGCCTGCGGAGGAATAGGTGATGGTCTTTCCCAGACGCTGGATCTGGTCAAAGCCTGCCAAAGCCCGCTTTGTGGCGCTGACCTGCTTGGCCAAAGCTGTCAGCGCGCCGGTGGTCGTATTGGCAAAGGCCTCCGCCGTTTTTACTGAAAAGGTCTCATTGACCGTGTTTTGCAGGTTTTTTAAGGTCTCGTCCAGACCGTTTAAGGCTTCATCCACCCGGTGGACCTGCTCCAGGCCCACCACAAGGACCTCTTCTTTTACTCTTGCCATGTACCTCTCTCCTTTCGCTCCAGCATGTCCAGCAGGGCTTGCTTTTCATGCCCGATCATCCCATCCCGCTGCGCCAGCTTTACCGCTTCAGGATTTTCCCGGTAAAAGGCAGCTTCCTCTTCGTCCAGCTTTTTGCCCTGGCGGAGCTTTCTGCGGATGCGCACCAGCGTACTCAGCTGTCCCTCACCGATGCTGTGAAACCAGGCGAGGAACGTCCACCAGTGTAAAAAATCCAGCCGGCGGATCTCACACCCTGCCACCCGGTTCACATCCGCCACGATGGCCAGAGCGTCCTGCTCCCAGTCCAGGAGCCGTTTGTCCGGGTTTGTTTTGGGAGCAGCGCCGCCGTTGACAAACCAGATCAGGTATTGCGTCCCCTCGGGCAGATCCTTTTCCGGCAGCTGGGGCTCATAAAACAGAGCCAGAGCGATCCGCCAACGGAGAAACACCGGCAGCTGCGGGTCGTCCAGATAGCGGAAGATCTCCAGAATGTCCCGAAAATCCCCGTGGATGTCGTAGCTTTTGCCGCCGATGACCGCCCGGGTGGGTAATGTCCAAAGGGCGCTCATTGGGCGGCCCTGCGCGCCTGCGCCTGCGCCACCGCCGCGTCCGTGGACTCCTGGACATAACTGCGGATGCCTTCCAGCAGATACGGCTCCAGCGCCGAGATCAGATTGGTGATCACCCGCTGGCGGTTTTCCGCCACTGCCAGCAGATTGACGCCTCCCAGCAGCGCCTCGAAGTCGTTTTCACCGCCGAAGACCCAGGTCAGGATCTGCTTCAGCTGCCGGTCAGCGTTTCCCAACAGCTCCAGTGCGGAGACATCCTGGGAATTGCCCGCCAGGGATGCTTCCACCTGCCGGATCTTCTCTGCCGCCTCCAGGAAGCGGGCATAGAGATTGGGGTCTGTGGGGTTAAACCGCAGCACACCGCAGCCCAGACGGTAGGCCCGGACGCCGCTGTCAAATTTGATCGTTTTCATTGCATCATCCTTTCTTTTTTGTGGATCCCAGGCTCATCCTACCATGGGCGCAGGAAAAAAACTTCCCACTTTTTTCCCACCTTATGATCTGTCAAAGGCCCCCGGAAAGCGGGGGCTTTCCGGGGGCCTGGCCACAACTTATCTGACTTTACAGCGCAGGATCAGGCGGCAGTGAAGGTCTTGGTGCTTACATCAAAGCTGCCCTTGACCTTACTTCCGGTGTAGTGCAGGGTGAAGGGGATCTGATAGCCGGTGGTATCGCCGCCATAGCCGTTGATCTCGATGTAAGCATCCTCGCAGACGGCGCTGTAGGTATTGCCCTCGCCTTCCTCCCACAGCTTCACTTCCACCACCTGGGTCTTCAATGCGTCCAACACGCTGCCATTGTCGATAATATCCTGCAGCCGCTGAAACAGATCGCTGCCCACCTCCGCGTAGTAAGGCTCTACCGCGGCAGTCTTTTCGTAACCGGAGATCACAATGGACGTCTCACCCAGAATGTTCTTCTGGGTGTCCACCTGGGCGGACATCTCCGGGCTGAACTCCTGCAGGTCCTTACCCAGCCGCTCATATACCGGTTTTTCTGCACCCACAGCCGCGGCATTGATATAGTGGGCCAGATATTTTCGTTCGATCTTTGCCATATAGTATCCTCCAAATCAATAGTCTTTTACATATTCCGCCGTGATCGTCACGGCGTAGACGGCGCTGTCCGCCTGCTCCGGGGTGCGCAGCGCACCCTTTTCCGCCCGCAGTTTTTCCTGCGCGGGATCGTCACCGAAGGCAGGCGCTGTCCCCGTGGCGCTGCACTGACGTACCCACTGCTGGAAGTCCTGGAGCCACTGGGCATCTGCTTGTCCGTTTCCCCGGTCGCAGCAGCGCAAAAGCTGATAGCGGCTGCGGCAATAGATGCGCACATGCCCCAATACATCCTCCCTGCGCTCCAGGATCTCCTCCCCCAGGGGGAAGATGCCGGCATTTACCGGCGCTGCCCCCGTGGTATCCACCTGCAGCGGCTGTTCTTCCCACCTGGGAAAGCTGCGGACAAAGGCCATGAGTTTTTCCAACTGTGTCATTTCCCTCACCTCATTTTAGTCATCCGAAGCCCGGCGGCCTGCCTCGGTATGATGCAGCACCCCGGCGATGTAGTAAGGCTTGGCGTAGGCCGCCTCCATCAACTCCGGTACCCGGGCGGGGGTGAAGGTATTCCACTGAGCAAGGCTCACCTCCGGGCCGATGCCCGCAAAGATCCGGTCACCGGCCAGCAGTTCCCCGGCACTGCCGGGGACTGCCAGGAAAAACCGGCGCTGCAGCCGGGTCCCCCCGGCGGTTAGCTTCTGCACATCCTCTTTTTCCAGATGGCAGCATCTGACCACCTGCCGCTGCACCTGGGCATCTGCCCGGCGATAGACCGTGACGGTTTTATTCCACAAGCGGTCCATCAGTCCACCCCCCGGGAGATGTCCAGATAGATCATGGCGCTTTCCAGCATGGATCGCGCCAGCGTCCGGGCGCTGCGGTCGCTGTAAGTAACGCTGACACTGCCGACGCTTTCGCTGCGCACCCCGGAAAACCGGTTGTGCCCATGCAGGCACTCCGCCATGGCACACAGCGCCAGCTTTTCCGTCTCCTCACCTGCCGGCGCAACATGCAGCTTCCGGCGGAACATCGCCAGGTACTCCCCTGCCCGGGCAGCCAGTACGGGAAACTCCTTCTCCGATATAGCGCTGCCCAGATAGGTATTCAGGTAG